CAACTTGTGTATTTTCGTCAGCCATTTTATTGGCTCCTTTCTATATAAAAAGCCCACGGGAACGCCCCGTGAGCAAGGTTGTTTTTTGTATAAAAAAAGCACTCAATGAGTGCTATAAATCCTCTCTCAACAAATATCTATTCATAATATCCGTTGCTTTTATGTAAGTTCTATATATTCCATCATCAGTTCCCATATTATTAATCCAATGGCTAAAATAAACACTGTAATAAGGAATATTTTGGCTACTTAAAATAATTCCAGTAATAGTCCCCGTTGAGGCCAAATTCAATATACCAGAAGGTATATCGAAATTATGTAGCTTACTATCTGAAATTTGTACATCATAACCAGTAGGATCAACCCATGCTACCTGATATTTTTGACGAGTAACAGTTTTACCGATTAATTTCAAATTTACATAATCATCAAGTAATAATTGTTGTAGATAATATTTTTCACGATTTAAAAGAAGATGATCAATCATAGAGCCACCTCCCTAAGCAGGTAAAGAAGTGATCTAAGTCGTTGATACAAACGAATAGGAAGGAATTTACCCCCCCAATTTACGGATTCAACGTCACTTGCTGAAACGCAAGACAAATATATTGGAAATGTGTCTGGCAAATCTTCCCATTGCCCATTACGATTTGCAGTTCCAGTTATTGCATAGTAATTGTTAGCCGTGCCAACACATCTAAAGGTAGATCTACCAATTGAAATAGCACTTCCATTAGCGCCCCCTATTACTCCGCCTTGTCTTACGGTCACAGTTGCTGGATGTGGGCTCCATGTTTTACCATTGGCAACAATTGAAGTATCACTATCCGAAATTTCAAACCACTTTTTTGTATTCAAAATTAGATGGTCTAGCATGCTTTCACCTTCTTTCTATTACTTTTCAATCATAGCCAACCGTGTAGGCTTCTCATTTTCCCAGGCTTGGGCTTGGGCTTCTTGACTTGCTGGGAAGCGACGACCCTCTACGTAGTTGTCCTTAATGTAAGTTACATTGTTGATTAAATCGTTAATCTGCTTTTGCTTGTTAACATTGTCTTCCTTTAAATCGTTGATCTGTCTTTGCAAATCGTTGATCGTTGGACTGGAAATATTACCGCTAGCATCAACGCGAGCTGCCTGTGCGCCAGTGCTATTGCGAATTACAACGGCATTAGAGTTATCGTCCCCCAGCTGGATAACCAGGTCTAAGTTGTCGTTAGCATCGTTATCTGCAAACAGTCTGACATTATCAGTAGCGCCACTCCATGTTAACCCGCCAATGTTACCGTCATGCGATTCAACTGCGCCCGCGCCATTCCAGTTGATAGTACTATGTTCCGCCATGTCTCCACCAGAGTTGGACAGTTTGCCGTTTAATTGTCCCTTGGTCCAGTTAACAATGTCTTGACCTGCATTCTGATCCATCAGAATCTGATTGCCGCCGTGTAGGTTTTCTTCCGTCATCTTAGTTGTAGCGTTTGCGTTAGCATCAAAACCACGGGCAACGGTTGAGGTAACGTTTACGTTGCCGCTTCCGTCAGGGGTTAAGCCATTAACCTTTTTCACAAATTGACCGACATTCAAGCCATCGACCTTGGATTTGATCATGTTAGTAATGTCATCGTTAGACAACGTATTACTTGGTGTAATGCGTGTCCAGGGGAACCAGGCTTTGGTATCTCCACGCATCCCACGTGCAAAAATAACCCCACTCATGGCAGAAACTAAAATTTGAATGATAGTATTAGTTTTACCAACGTCATTAATTACTTTTAAGAAGCTGTTTTGCAAAAATAAGGAGGCCAACTGTGGTCTATTAGCAAAGGTATTCGCATTCTTCGGCATGCGATATAAACCGGACTCAGTCAGATTGTTTAAATCTGTCACTCCTGCTGGAATGTCCTTAATGCGGTCACTGTCAACGATCAAGTCAAGAATGCCGTCCTTGTCGGGTTCAACAACCGCTCCGTCGTTGATCTTTGCACCCTTAACCTTGCCCGCTTCTGCAATTTTTGGGTCATACTCCGCTTTAAGCTTCAAAATAGCTGCGTCTAAATCTTCATCATAAACTACGCCAATTTGCTTTACACTGATGTTAATTTTGGCAGCTGCGCCGAGTTTAAACGCAACGCCAAGCTTGATTAGCTGTGTTGATGTGTGATCTGGCGAACCTGCTCCAAGTGTTGCAGTACCAATAGCTTGAATAATTGCGACTAAAATTTCTTCTTTGCCGCCATCAATGGTTGCGTAAAGCCCAATCGACTTAAAATTGATATCCTCATTTAAATCGTGATTTGAAAATGCAAATTCGATGTCTACTTGTTTAGTTTCTTTATCAACCGGTGAGATGTCAGCCACCTTAATGCCGGTTGTCATCTTTTCGCCAGCTAAAGAGGTCAAAGCCCTAATTTGTTCATCGGTCATTCCGCTTAAATCTTGCGTATAAAGTGCGGCTTTGGTATAAAGGATTTCGCCTTTACCCGATCCGAGTTTTGAAAACAAATTACGCCCTATATCTGTAACTAGCGCCTGATTCATTTTTTTACTAGTCGTTGTATCCATAGTTTCCTTTCTAATTAGCTATCATTTTGTAAGAAACGATAACCAATGGTTTTGCACCAATGTAAGATTCACATGGTTGTTGGTCTTGCCAACCTGTCCACCACGTAGTTGTTACCTGATGCATATTTACGTCTTCCGCTGTTACAGCGGTAGCAATATATTCTGTGTTCTGTTGCGACTCTTCCCAGCCAGTCCACCAGCTGGAACCAACATCAATGTTTAAATCCGTTTCATCAATTGAAGCGGCACCAATGTACTCGGTAGTTGTAACATTTACATAAAAAACAATCTCATCAATCCAGTAACCCATTGCCAATAGATTTTGAATGTTCTTTATGATAAATTTTTGCATTTGAAGTGTTTGCACATTGTCCCACGGTATTTCGATACCAACATGACGAAGGCCGGTTTTATAGACTTTAAATTGTTCCGGCTTTGCATCTAGGGCAGTTCCCAGAATTTTAACCATTGATGGTATTGTGCCTTGAGCCCTAGAAATTAAAATGTGTAAAAAAATGATGAAACGGAATGTTTCATCATCATCACTAATTCTATAAGCTTTGTAATCTTGCCCGATTAAATCAAGTGTTGTGCCTTTTGCCTTGTCAATGCTTCGCCAGTCTGCAATTTTTTCGTTTTCATCACTGATCTTTTCAAGCAGTGAATTATAACTGTCTAGCAGCTGGTAAAAAACGGTATCTTTTTTCTTGTTCCAGTGGTCGGCTACTTCCGCGATCAGCTGATCTGTTGTCTCATAAGCCAATTAAATCAACCTCCACATTTTCAGGGTCACAATGAGCAAATTCGGAACGACCAATTAAAATATTTTGGTCTGCTAATTTATCTTTAGTACTACCAATTACAATGGTTGCATCATCAACACCGTTAACGTCATAGGTAACAGAATAAAGACGGGTAAAATTGACCCTTTGCCCCATTTCAAGGGAATTAATTTCGTCGCAAATAGCTTGCTTGATGTCATCAACCCCCGCATCACTGTTCCAGTCGTCATTAATTGAAACATCGACCTTTACGTAAATGTTATGTTGTTGAGCGTGGTTAAATTTAACTTCTTTAACCTTTCCTGTTGCATCTGGTGCTTCTTTAACAATTGAGCCAGCTAAGGTGATACCGGCCGCACATTTATCAACTAAAGTTTTAGCGATTTCATCATCGTTACCACCTAAAACATAAATGTGAACTGAACATTCGGGATTACCGTATTCATCCGTCTTATACTTGTCGTTGTCAATAAAGCCAACTTGCTTAACGCCGTTGAGGTTCATTAATGCCGATTTAATACCTAGTTCTGTAGGACCAGGACGGGCGACATTTTCCATAATTAAACGTTTTCTAAAGGTTTCATCGTCTTCATAATCTTGCCCGCCGCCTGCAGGCTGTGGGTTGGTTACAGAGATAAAGTCTTCATCTGGGTTGGCAAACAAAGTAATTGTGTTAGCTGGTACATTAGTAAATTCGCCAGTTTCTTCACATTCAACGTTTCCAGTTCCTTGAAAAGTACCATCATCTTGCTTTGAAGTGATGACATCCTCGGTTAAATCAAACACCAAGCCATCTTCTGTTTCGAACTTTTCGCCAGCCTGAATTAAATACTCGCCTTCGGTCGTTATCACAACTTCCGCATGAGATGGAGCGTCAACTTTACGGGTCAAACTGATATTGCCCGCTAATCGGTCTAACGCTGAATTTATAGCGGTTGAATAGAATCCAGAATAGTAAATTTGTTCCTGTTGCTGAATTAAATCGTAAGCAGCATCACTCATTAAACGGGCAAAAATACCTAGATAGGCATTACTTGTTAACGCAATGTCATCTCCAAGCCGCGTTCGAAAATCGTCTTCCACACCGTCTAAGATTTCTGCGAAACTTGGGGCAATATAGCCTGTTTCTTTTAAACCAAAATCAGTTGTCAACTTGTAACCCCCCCTCTACTTCACCAATATTTGCGGTGGCTCTAAAATTAATCTGCATTTTTCTTTCAGGCTTCTTGATAAATTCGATATTATCAACGGTTTCAACTTCCGGAACATTTGCTTCAATAGCCGCTCGCATATCATTCTCCGCCGCTTGTTTATTGAAGTTTTTACCTAAAAAGCTGCTATAGTCTGCCCCCATTTCGGGGTCTAGCCGTTGCATTTCACCGTATCGAATTTCTAGCGTTGCTTTAATTCTTTGTGCTATTTCGTCAAGACCACTGGTCATTTCTAAATCGTGGGTAATCGGGTCAATGACTAGATCATGATTATCACTCATAAATAAATCTCTAGCCATCGTCGTCACCCTTATAAACAGAAACGATAATTGAGTCGTTTGCATCATGCATTCTGCTGGTATTTGGCGTAAAGGTATTCCCCGTGCCGTCCCAGTTATCAATGTCACGGTCCATAGTAACGGCTATCACTACGGCGCCAACTCTCATAGATTTCTTTTTCGGATAATGTTCTAAAAAATGTGAGTTAACTTCCGGGCTACTATCAATGGCTTTAAAATCCGGCTTAAATTTATCTAGCTGTTCATCAAGCTTATAACAAGATTCAGCAACCGGAACATCTAAGTATTGAGCCGATTTAGTTCCGTCAATCCAATTTGCTAGCGGCTGGATATCTGCAATATGTTTCTTTTTATCGTAAGTTAAAACTTTAGCTAAAAAAGCCGATTCAATACTTCTACTGAATCGATTTTTAACTTTACCGATGTTTTCATACCACCGAATTGGAACCCTATTTTTCTGTTTCATATCGTCATCTCCTCGTATTATATAAATTGTAATTAGTCATATTGTGATAATTAATCAAATTAGTATTTGCTTTTTGATCTTCGCATGTTAGCCTCTAATTGTCATTGGCTTTGGTCAACTGGTCTAGGTTATCACCTCCTGCAGTTTTGTCTGCTTTATAAGTCTGCCACCCAGGCAG